TTGGTCGTATGTTCCAACACTAGGTGCTGTTCCACCTGCTTCTTTTTTATCATTATCTGTTTCTGTTTTATCACTGGTAGTCGATGTTGCTGTGGGTTTTTCTTCATTTACAGGTGCAATTAATGGGTGAACTGTTCTGCCTCTGGTTCCAAATTGGTTATCATGATTTCCCAAAAATTCCATATCCATTCCGTCATCAACTATACCTAACGGTTTAACCATTACTTCGTCACTAGCAAAGTCAAGTCCAACCACTTTCTCAAATCTATCTAAGTCAACTCCTGTTAAATCAAAATTAGCAATATCAAAAGTTGTAAAGTTTTCATAATCAAATTGTATATTAAATTCTACTAGGTCGTTTGCAGAATAATCTATATCGCCAAAAGTAAAACTATTAATAAGAGGACCAGTCATACTATATTGTACTCCTTTTCCACCATGATACAAAATAATATCTATACGTTCAAAAAACTGTTTAGTACGTTGTAAATTTAATCCTGCTTCGCCACTTTTAAATTGTGTGCCACCAAATGTTGAGCCACCGTTTTCAAATTTAGAGTCTGTATTCATATACACATCTCTATCACCATCTGCATTTCTATTACGTGGATTCATATATAGATATGAGAAATATCTCATTAGTATTTGTAACCATTCATTATTTAATGTATCAAATACTCTGATATCAACAGGCGAATAATCTAATCCTGTTGATACTATTTTCTTTTTGTTGTATTGATTTTTTACAATGTTTTTGAATGTTACGCCAGGAAGTGTTGCACTTCTAACTAAACTAGATATACTGGTTTTAAAAGTATGATTTTCCATATCTAGAAAAGACGCCAAATCTCTGTTAAAAACAAAGTTCACGTATCCTTCAAATTTGATACGTGGTGGATTGACGTCAGGTCTAAATCTGTAGTTGTTACGGAAGTCTCTGGCGTAGAATTTACTTTTGGTGTTTTTACCTAAAAATTTCAGAAAATTCATACCAGAGATACCTCAAGTTTATATTAAACTCCGACTGTTGTACCGGTGTCTACTGTTTCTGGGAATGGGTTTCCTGCTACTGTTCTGCCATTAATATCGTTATCACCTTCGTAGTGAGTTGCGTTATCGTAACGTACCTGCATAGTTACTGTTACTTGGTCGTTTGTAGCATAGTCGCCATCACTGTAGTCGACGTTTGTTAAAAAACATCCTTCAAGGAACCAAACCTCTGTAGCACCAGCATTAACACCATCCAATACTTCAATTTGCATATCAAATTTGTAATCTGATCCTGCGGCTGGAGTAGTTTGTTGGAAATGGTTAACCTGTCTTTGGACTTGTGATCCAACTGACTTGGCTACTTGGTTAGTTATATCGTCCCTTACTGTTACAGTAATTTGTTCCCAAGCATGTTTACCTTGTAGGTAACTTCTTGAGTTATAACTATCAATAATTATTTCTTCATAAGTAATTTTAGGTCTAGTAACGTTTTGTACGTTTTGAGTCAATATTTTTGCCTCTGGTGAACCACCAAAGTTGTTTAAAAAACTAACCCTAAATCTATACTTCAGTTTCGGCATTAAAATACCGGAACCAGTTGCACCCGTTACCGGAACTCCAAACTTACTTTTGGTTTCGTTTGTTGCACTTGATACTGCCATATTGTTCTCCTAGAACTAAATTATATGCAAATATTTATCATTTCTAGCCAGATTTTATTAACAAGTGTTTTAATTTAGCCACAAAAAAAGGGCAATAAAATGCCCTTTTAATATTGTTTTCCCCTATGCTGACTCTTTAATTCTGTTTATAGCAACATCTTCTTTAGATATTTTATCAGTAATATCACTAAATCCATAGCCTTCAACAATATAATATCTTGTTTCTTTTACTATGTCCTCTGCTCTCATTACTTCATAACCTATTTGTGGTACTTCAGCAATAACATCTCCTACTGATAATGAATGCATATCTCTATATGTTACTACTTCACCATCTTTACGAGTAATTGTTTTCATATTGTAACCTGAAACATGTTTCTCAAATACAATATCTTCACCTGTTTCTTCATCTAAGTAGCATTGGTTAAGAATTGAGAACACTTCATTTTTGCTAGTAACAGTATAGTCTACACTATCACCTTGTGTGAGTCCACAAAATCTACCATCTACTTCACATACTTTAGTATAATGTGAAAAATATTCTGGTTTAAAATCTATTTTATCACTATCGCCTCTGGCGTGCATAGTTTCCATTTTTGCATTATATAATGGATATTTTTTAGCGGCTCCTGTGTGTCCGCCTTCGTTTGAATTGACGTAATCGTGTATCTCGTCAGTTACTTTAATTTGATAAATGTCGTATTGCATAAAAACTCCTACCTTTTTATTTAATTTATACAACTATTATAGCAAATATCCTGATATTGTCAAGCCTTTATTCATAAAAAAAGGGCAGTAAAAACTGCCCTTTAGTAAGTTTTATATAACTTATGCTGTTGAGCCCAAAGTATTTTGGATTCTGATCGGTATGTAAATAAACTCTACTGCCTTCACTGGTTGTACAGCGATGTCAATGTATAGTTCGTTTCTATCGATTCTAGCCGCCGTGTTATTTGTTGTGTCACAAACTGTAACAAAATCAAATAGTCCACGTTGTTGTACTAACTGAGCTAGTAATCTGTCTACAACTACCTTAGCATTTGCTCTAGTAACTTCGTCATTTGGTTCAAACAAGAACGGTTTTACTGCATCATCAAGTTGTTCTCTGATGTAAATAACCAATCTTGAAACATTAACTCTATCCAATGCACTTGAAACTGAGTTAAGTGTTTTCTGTCCAAATACTGCAATTCCTCTTCCTGGGAAGTTTCCAATTGGGTTAATTTTGTTAAGGTAAAGACTATCTCTTTGTCCTTCACTTAAACTAACTGCTTGGAATTCTCCAGTAGTTGCATCAAGGTATCCTGTAGAAGTTGCGTTGTTTACAACACCTCTTTGGAAACCTGCTGGTGCAAACCAAGGGAAAGCAACTGAGTCATTAAATGCAATAGTTCTTAATGCCATATGTGAAGCAGGAACCATAACTGTTGTACCGTCTAGGTTTGTTGATAAACCATGTGGGTAGTAAACAGCCGCCTGAGAAGAAGCACTAATAAGTCCATCATCTCCGTTCTCTGTTGCATTACCGGCATTTGTTGCCCAATTTTGAGTGCTAGTTGCATCTGCGGCCAATCTCATTGGTGCATCTGCTATACAGAATACTGTATCTTTTCTGTTCACACTTAGACTTAGCATTTCATCTAAACACTCTGAATATCCTGGAGTGGCACAAATATTAAATCTATTTGTTTCATTAAGGATTTCTTGGTTAGCAACTAATTGTGATTGCATTGATTTAACAACAACTTTACGTTGAGCTTTACGCATCATGTATGGAGATCCATCTGCTTTATTGCCTGAATGATCTTTCCATAAACCGTTTGTTGCGTCATACTGTTTAACGTTACCTACAGAAGCCATTTTGTTCCATGCTAACATACCACTTGGATATAATGCCGCATTTGGAAGTCCATTTGTTGTAGTTAATAGTGATGCACTTGAACTACTTCTAAAGTCTCCAAATAAGATACCATCGCTAGTTACTTGGTCTGCATTATCAACTAATACCCAAGCCGAACTTGATCTCTTATAGATTTTAGGGAAGTTTTCTAAGTCACTACTGTCAATCCAAAGATCTCCGTCTGCTAATGCTGTACCGTCACTTTGTAATGTTGGTGAGCTTGCCGCAAACTGTACGTCGTTTGAGTAAGTTGCCCATGTTCCACCATTTTGATATAAAATATCAATATTAGTGTTAGCAACATTGTTGTCGTACCATAATGTACCTTCAACAGCCGCTCCAGTAATTGCGTTATCAGATGCTTCATAACTTAAACTTGCAAAGTTACTGTAAGTACCTGCAGTAATGTTTATGTCTGAAGGACTATATCCTGACACATTACCTGCTGTAATTCCAATATCTTTTCCATCTGAAGTAGTAATTGTAATTTTTCCACCATCGTTACTTGCACTTGCTGTAGTTCCGTTTATTCCTGAAGCACTATTGATACTTGCAACCATTTCATCTACTGTTACTGAACTTACGTTTGCACCTGTAAATGTAACTGGAATATCTGCCGCACCATTAATACTTAAATTAATAGATACTTTACTAGCATGTGTGCTAAAGTTTTGACCGTCAGCCAATGCACTTGAACTTGCAACTGAAAGTGTTGCACTTCCGTTATGTCTTTTCAAAGTAAATGTTGCTTCTGAACCGCCGTCTGCCCATAAATCACCAACTATTGGAGATGTATAAGTGTTAGCATAAACAACACTTGATTCTTTCTGTGCAACAATAGACTCTACACTAAATGAGCTAGATGCTGTGGAATATTCTTTAACAACAATGTTTGAACCATTGTTAGGTGCTGTTTCCTGAATGAAAATATCACCAGTTGTTAAAGCACCACCACCTGATTTAGTTGTTGGTATTGCTAAATGACTTGCAAATTGGAAGTCACCCGCAGAACCTGATACAGCACTTGACCAATTGCTTGATCCGATTTTATACCATGCTCCACTTATTTTTTCGTAAAAGTCAATAGTTGACTTTGTTGCACCTGTGTTAGTGTAGTAAGTTACGCAAAATTCTCCGTCTACGCCGAAAGCCGCTTTTGGATCGCCATTGCTGTCTACTTCAGTAGCACCAGGTTTTTTAATTGTTTTCAACACCCAGTTATTACTCTCATACCTTTTAAGACCCCAACTTGTTAGAGTAGTATCTAACCAGTAGGCTCCGTTTGCAGGTGCTTTTGTAGGTGCTGTTGAACTTGCTGTAAGTTCGTCAAGGTCAATGTCTGCTCTAAGTACATAGGCTCTGTTTGCGATACCTAAGAAACTGTAAGCGGCCATTAAACCATATTCATTCTGTTCACTGCCGTGTAAAGGTGTAGAACCACTTGTTTTAAAGATTGGGTTACCAAAGTTCTGTAGTAACTCTCTTTGTGAAGTGATTTGATACAACTTGCCGGCTGTTGCTGATGTAGTATATGCGGCTGTAGATGTTCCGTCTGGGCCTTTTTTGTCTTGTGCAGTTGCAATCACCATCAATGGGACTGAACCTGCACCAGCGGCCGCGTAAAACGATTCGTCTGATACACTTATACTAACACCAGGGCTTGTTAATATTGCCATGTTGTTCTCCTAAAGTTTATATTAGTACTAATAATATAGTAATAGTATTTATCAGAATTGCGTATTTCTGCGTTTTTACGAGTATTGGGCTGTATTATGCTGTATTATATTAATTTAAGTGTTTGTTTGAACTCACCAGTTTTCCAATCTCTGATGCTTTCAACTTGTTTGGCTAGATCTTCGAGGGTTCCATTATTATCTATAATGTAATCAACTGGGTAGCCTGCCCAATTCCATTCACTTTCGTGGACGTCTCTGAATTTTGTTTGCATAATTTTTCTGCTTACAACGTTTTCGTGTGCCGTTTTTGCTGTTTCAAACCACTCAGGAAGTTCTCCACGTTGTACCCAAATAATTACACCGCCCATATTTTTAATTAGATCTAGTTCATTTCTAAATCTGGCGTCACTGATAACAGTACATGGTGCGTTTTGTGTTTGTTTTCTTATTCTGTACTCTAAACTGTTTAACCAAATATCCTGATCAAAATGGTTTCTAAGTACTTCTGTGCCTAATAGTTGTAGTGCTAACCTAGGAGTAAAATTTGGAACTCCTAATTTCCTTGTCCAGAAAACATCAGGTGTTTCTCTGAAGTCTCTGCTTTCAACAGTATCACCTTCCAGCATAGATCTTTCCCAACCAAAAATGCTGGAACATAAATCTTTTAAGGGGGCGGCGAAACTGTCATGGACACAACCTCGTTCTACAAACATATTGGCTACTGTATCTTTGCCACTGCCTATAAAACCGGTTATTCCTATTAACATTATCCTATCACAAATCCTAGAGGCGTGTTGCCTTCTTCATAATTATGTAGTCTTTCTTTAAGACCTTCTATTTCTGTTTGTCCTTCTGCCTTGAGAGCGTCACCATTTAATGTTACAGTACCACCTGCACCAGGTAAACCTGATGTATATTTACTTCTTGCTTCACCAAGCATAAGTTTAGACTGTGCTAATGAGTATGCGGCCAACCAAGGACTTGCTGACACATCTTTTAATAAAATGCTTTCAGGTACAAAATTATAAACGCCTACAGCAATATCTTCTTCATGCCTTATGTTACGCATAATTTTTAAATTTTTAGTATTTTTATTCCATATAAAATTATACTCACTACCAAAAACACGACCTATTGTTTCTTTATATTGTGCAAATGCATCAAATACTGCTAGTCCACCAATCTGTCCTGCTTGTAACATATACATATTGTTAAATGCCACATCAAAAGGATCAAAGTTAGTACCGCCACCACTATTGGTTCCTATACCTCTACGGTATATACGTCTAACTTCCATTACTTCGTCTGGTAAAGTATAGTCTTGTTGTCCGTCGATAGTCTCTATAAAGATAATGCTCTCTTCAACACTACCCGAACTAAGTTGTCTATATAGTGCTAGAGCTTTATCTATTGCTACGTCGTAATGTTCTCTGTCTAACTCAACGTCTACTATGCCGTCAGCCAAACGAAGTTGTAACTCACGTATGAGATCTTCTCTACTACTAAATCCTATTGTATCGATTGCCATACTACTATTTATCGTTTTCTGTATTAAAATGCCTTAAGAATGATAGTATTATCATTAATTCTACCGTTCATTTTTATACCTGTTGTAGTAAGCTCGTCAAATGCTTTTGCGAATTTTGTTTTTGCTTTTCCAGTCCAATTTGAAATTTGTTCTTTAGGTTTACGCAATGTTTTTTGCACACTTGATTCTTCATCAAAGTCTTGTATAGTTGTGCCTTTCACCATTAGTCCTGAACCAGGTCTTGCTAAATTTTTAGGGTCTTTATTAATGGCATGATAAACTCCTAGTTTTCTGGTCTTGGTATTGTATATCCAAATTTCGTTTGCATGTACAATATCTGTAGGATGTATACTTGCTATACCTAGTTCACTATCATTAATCTGATACTTTAATTTTTTTATAATTGCATCTTTGCTTCTTGCTTTAGGCTTACGAGCTTTTCTTGTAGTGACTTTTGTTTGGATTGTAGTATCACATGCTGTATTAATCTTTTCAAAAAATTCCAGATACTCTTTTCGTTGCTTGGCTGTTAAATGTGAGTACCCTTCTTTAATATCAGGATCACTCCACTCTTTAACTTCTAATGCTTCTTGATATGCAGGGTCAAAATCTTCCTTTATGAGTTTGGCATGAGCGGCTTTTATCTCTGGTCTGTATGATATAATATCTTTGTAGGGCTCAAATTCTTTTACTGTTAATGTTCCCTCTACTAGACAATCTAATTTATATTCCCAATCAGCACATAAACTTTCTACTTGCATTTTCATTCTTTCCTGAATGCTAATAACTTTTTTGTTAGTTTTTTCTGCTTTCTCTTTCTTTTCTGAAATTACACCTTTACCACGTGCTAACCATTCATCTTTTCTCTTATGTAAGTGGCCTAAAATATTTTCAGGAATATATCCTAGTTTATATTCTATATATGTTGAAATGCCTGTAGCACTAAAGGCCCAATCTGGATTTGCCAAAACAATCTTTTGCTCTTCCTTTGTCCAGCCTGATTTATCTTTTATCCAATTTCTAACAGAAGCAACTAATTTCTTTTTAGGTATTTCTGTTCTAACAAAATATTCACATCTGTGAAATGCTTCTGCTTGTTCTTTAATATCTGTAAGAGCCCTATAGGTATTCCATTCAGGTTCTTTTGTAATATAAATGCTACGTTCTTTTTTTCGTTTTGCCATGTGTGTTGTTCAATCCTTAAATAATTCAGGGTCTGGATCTGAATATAACATTTGTATTGCTATAGGCCATTTTTTAAACCCTATTATATCATTTTTATCTTTAAGTACGTTTTTTTGCTTAAAGAACTGAACAATACTTATCATTCCAGTAAATTTTCCTGCTTTTTCACCTGCTTTGAACATAAAATAACTATTTGCTATTACAAAAAGCAAAAATATAATACTAAAGTCCATAGAAATCTCCTGTTAAAAAATCTAGTTTAACAAAAGACTATTTATTTGTCAAGAAAAATTATTTGCCGCGACTGAAGTTTTTTCTCTGATTGTGAGGTATATTGTTTTCTATAATGTTTTTCCAAACTGCTATAGTTTTATCTAAACCTTCACTAAGTTCTACTTTTGGAAACCATCCAAGTCTAGTAGTAATTTTATGATTTGTACTATTTAATAAGTAAATTTCACCAGGTCTTTTAGGCTTAGTATTCCAATTTACATGTCCGTTCCAGTCTAATTTATCTGCAATAAGTTTTACATAGTCCTTGATTTTAATTGCATTATCTGGACCTATGCAAAATATTTCTCCAGCACATTTTACTGGATTTGTTATTACGGTTTCCCAAGCATCAAGTAAATCATCAATGTAAATAAAGTTTCTGTATGGCTCACCGTAACCTAAATTAATCTCATCTGGATTTTTAAGCATTTGTGTAATTATTTGTTCAGTAACAAAAAAGTCATTATCCTTTCTACCATAAGCATTTGTTTGACGTATTGCTGTAAATGGTAATCCATAACTTCTATGAGCATACTCTAAGTATTTTTCACATCCATATTTTGCAACGGCGTAGGGGGCATTAGGATTTGGAGGTGTTGCTTCGTTAAATGCAATTATTCCTTCCTCGTTTCCATCTTTAATTATGTCACTAATTGGTTGCCAGCCATATACTTCCATTGTACTTGCAAATACAAAGTTTTTTAAGTTAGGTAAATCTTTTGCAATTTCAATTAAATTTACTGTACCTGTATAGTTGATATCACTAAATGCAATTTGTTCATAAAAACTTTGTTCTACTTCTGTTCTTGCCGCCAAATGCACAATAATTTCAGGATCAAACGTAGATATTTGCATGGCAACTTTGGAATGATCTCTTAAATCTTCTGATAGAAATCCTAGCTCATGTTTGTCTTTTAATCTTTCCACCATGTGCTGACCTATAAAACCGTCCGCTCCTGTTATAAAAATTCTCATATTAAATCCTTTTCTTTTGCATACCCTGTAAGTTGCATTGTAAATCTAGGTTCATAACCTAGGTTAGCGACTGAATGAACTAAGTTTGGTCTTATAATAGTGAAATCTCCCTTTTTATAATCTAACCAACTCTCATCCTCTATTTCAATATAATGGCCCATCAATCTGTCTTGTAAAAATAGATTTACTCTAACAGGAACCATTCCTTCTGTATCCATTTCTTCTCTTTGTGCTTTCATACGCATTTTATATAATGTATCAACATGCGGTGCTATAAATCTACCTGGCATAAGTTTATTTACTGTAACTATACCATAATGAAGCCAATCACTAAAATGATCATATACACCATGCACCCAACTAGGACAATCATCTTCAAATACTTGCCATACCCAAGGTGCTTCATATGGGTAATCTGGTACTGCTACACCTTTGTCTTTCCAAAAGCCGCCACTGTAAACAGTATTAGTATGCTCTGTAAACTTTAGCCTATATAACATTTCTTCTGTTATATGGCTTATATCAACATGCCCTTTATACATTTTTTAACACAGTTACTTGTGCAGAGTAAAATGGTTCCTCTCCCATATTACCTGCTATGTGCCAATCGTCTATACCAAACTTTACCCATTCACCTGCTTTCCATTTAGTAAAAGGTTGATCGTGTACTTCATAATAGTGTCCACGTTTCCAATCTTCTAAAAATATTAGGTAACGATAACTTTCACCTTCGCCATGCTCTTGTTTTAATTTAAAATGTTTATCAACATGGTGTGGAATTGTTTGTCCAGGTTCTATATTAATAACACTAACAACATGATGGTCAAAGTCTTGAGGTATTTTTTTGGCTAAGTCATGTACCCATTGTGGTGAAGTTTCAAACATCTGCCATATACTGCTATTATGTTTTGTATAATATTTTTCTACAGCAGGTGTTTGTTGATAACATTGGAAATAATCATCAAAGTTTAATTGACTCATTTGATCATGAGTGATTCCAAAATTATCTATTTTTCCGTACTTAATCACAGTAACTCTCTAAAGTTCCTTTACGTCTTAAGTCTAATGTAGCACAATGAATACCGCCAGACAACGTCATAGAGTGCCTGAACTGAACAGGTACACTATCTATACCATACTTGTCTAGTTCTCGCATCAGAGGCTCTTGTGCTGAGTCTAACACTACTGTATTCTCATCTACACTAAGTAAATTCATTCCAATATAAGGAGAACATGGCGGCATGTACCCTTGCTCTGCAAGTTTACTTCCTTGTACTACGCAATCATCAAACCAAATTTTATCCCATTTCTTAAACATTTCAGGACAATTTTCAGGTGTTACCCTTGAGCTGTTCATAAGTACTAGCCCTGGTCTAAGTGGAACAATAGTGCTATCAAAATGTGCGAAACTGTAAAGTTCACTATAATGC